GGTCGGCGGCAAGGGATAAGGAATCATAGGAAGCAGAGGAGAAAGATGGCTTATCGTCCTTATACATAGCTTTTCTTAATCGTACCGCTTCCCTTAACCGATTTGCATTGACCTCCTTGACTTTCTGCACGACTTCAAATAGTCTGGCGCGCCCCGGAATGCCATAGGCTTTCAGGGATGGAGATACAGCAAGGCAGATGGTTTTCTCAGTGCGGGAGGAATCAGCCACGACCAGATTTGTGGTAAGCGGGTCGAGGTGGCGGGCGGCGCATTCCGCACTCGCGTAATAGCTTTTAAGATCTATCGCAAGATATGTGCGTTGCATCGTGCAACTTCCTCCTTTCTGGCTGCGTTCTTGTTATATTGCTGTTAATGTCCGGATCTCTCAACGAACCACCGGCCTAACCGACCGTTGAAGCGTGAATCAAGGTGCTCAAAGAACAGGTGCTTTTCCTGCCCCTGGATGAGTACAGTAAAACAGTCACCGGAGTAACCGTTATCGGCAGTCCCGGCAGGACGGAAGTCGCGCACTGTTTCGATTGGGAAGGTACGTCCATCCGACCATGTGATCGATGTCGGCTGCATATAGCCTGTAGAATCAAAGTCGGAGGATACCTTTACATAGACTCGTTCTTTTGTCATAAGCAGTCACCTCCATGTTTAATCGTAGCTTTTAGAGCAATTCTTCATGGAATCTTTCAGAAAGTTGCTCTTAAGCTCTGGCACAGCAGGAAGCTGGTACCCTTTTGCGGTAAGAATGTTCAGTTTAAAATCAACAAAGTTTTTTTCGATTCCAGCACACTGTGCGATCTCCTCAAGGGTGGCGAATCCTGTATGCGTGTATTGAAAGTCCTGCAGAAGCTCGTGATATTTCAAGGCACGGTATGTGCTGGAGCAGTGGGGTGGCAGAGAAGCCTCCATCTGAAGCCTGTCAGCGTTGAATTCATAGAAGCCGATTGGTTTCAGTACATCATCATCTGACAACAGCAGTTCAGCAGCAAACGTATTCGCCCTGCGCTCTGCTTTTGCATTGCTAAGACTATAAAAATATGTATCCTGGAAAGCCTGACCGGATGCCGCATGTTTCCGGTCGAAGATGGCGTGCCCAAGTTCGTGAGCCAGTGCGGATCTGCGTTGTTGCTTTGAGCAGTTTGGATTGATGCCGATGTATTCGCAATTTAGAAGAACCGTGTAAAACCCAAGGAGCTCTTCGCAGAACCGAATGTCTTTAATCTTAATGGCGCGCTGGGCAATGATAGCTTCCGGATCATTGCTCTTGTATCGGCGGCTTACAGCGTCGGCGGCAGTAATAGCAAAGTTGTCCAACGGCGACTCCTTTCCTCTGCAATTCAATTACAGATATTTTTTAGGAGTAAACTTTTTTGCCTCTTCTTTTGCGTCAAGGAAGAGGGCTTCCATTTCCTTAATGAAATTAGCCTGATCTTCTTCGGACAGCTCGCCGCCAGCAAAAAGGGCAGAGGTCTGTTCTTTTATTTTCTTTGCCTGCGCTACACCGCGGGAGCCATACTTCTTACGGACATCAGCGTAGAATTGATCATCGCTGAGTTCCTTCTGGAAGGTGGCATCGTCCATAAAGTAGTCGGTCGTGACACCAAGAGCAGCGGCAATCTTCTGGATTGCGTCCACGCTTGGTTCGCGCTCGCCGGCTTCGATATAGCGGATGGCACGATCAGACATGGATGCTCGTCTGGAGAGTTCGGCCATGCTCATACCTTGTGCGGTTCGCAGAGCTTTGATTTTTTCGCCGTTGGTCGCATTCGGTGTAAGTGCAGTGGCTGCTTCAGCCCGGACATCCTGTGCGTCTAGTAAGTTCGTATCTTTTTTCATGTCATGCCTCCATGTGGGATATTTTGCTGTTTTTTGCCGGAAGGGAAAGTTGCCGGTGAGAAGCAGCAATTTTTTTGTAAAGCCTACTTGACAAGGAACAACTGTTCCTATATACTAAGAACAACAGTTCGTGAACTTCTGTTCCTATAATACAATAAGAAGTTGTAGAAGTCAATAGGGAAATGAACTTCTGTTCCTTTTTATTATGGTATGGGATGTAACTGTGGCTGTAACATGGACTTAGCATAACGCAACTTCAAGTTAAGAAACGCAATAAAAGCAACAAAATAAAATCATTGCGTAATATTGACAAATATGCAATGCAGTGCTACTATATAAACAGAGGAGGTGTGACACCGATGGGAAGAAAGAAGATAACGAATCTTTTTCCTGATTACATTCGGACGGGAAAGGCTGACCTGGAAGTGCTGAGTCAGTTGGTTCTGAGTGCAAAGGGAGAACGGTCGATGAATGACTTTGCGAATGAGTGCGGGGTAAACACATCGACGATTTCCCGTATTATTAATATGAAGAACACAACGGCTTGTTCTGATGAGGTGCTGGTGGCGATATCAAAGGCTGCAGATCCGAACAGTGGGGTCACACTGGAGAAACTGTTGGCGGCAAACGGAATGGTGAAACTTGTTCCTGCTGGAACAGAAGGAGCTGTTGTATCTCCATCTCAGATTGTTTTTGGATTGGCGGATATCGCAGAAGAGCAGAATATTGAGCCAGATCCCAATTCATCAAATACGTTCTTACGGAATGCAGCGAAGACGCTTACCGGATATATGTTAGAGCAAACTTACAGGGAAACGCTGCAGAACGCATTCCTTATGAACGGCTATTTTGTAGAATTGGTTTCCTACGAAAATATGATCTGGCCAAGAACCAAACAGTACAGGGCTGATTTTGCAATTCGGACAAATGCTCTTTTAGAAGAAGGCATTGATACATGGCTGTTTGAGTGTAAATCTTATACAGCGGGAATCGGAAGGGGTACGATTGGCAAGATGAATCAGCTGTTTGCGATGGCATATATGGAGAGTCCTCGTGAGCATGGCATTAAGGTTTCAGTAGTAGTAAACCATGTAGCTATGATTGAACAGGCGAGAGAGTATTATGCTGGCTGCAAAATAAGGGATTATTTTTCCTTTATTTTAATCGACCCGGTGAACCGATGTGTGAAAGATGAATTTTGCATTCCGCGAATCGATGGAACAGAGAAGTCAGTGTTTAAGGTACAAGATGGGAGATGAGGATATTGATTTCAAAATGTGGAATTTATACGTCGCAAGGAAAGCGGGTGCTCCTTGCAACCCGTGCGGTTGTAAATGGCCGTAAGGCTGTTGCTTATGTGAAGAACGGGCAATTGCAGGGGTATGAGTACCTGGATGATTTTAATGAGCAATGTTATTCTGGTCCATACATGACCTTTGAAGATAAAAAGGAACAGCTCAGGATGTGACTGCTCCCGGTAACCGCTTGACTCATCGCAGGACGTGTGAGCCAGCCTGATTGAATTTACACCTGCCTGCAGGTGCTGCCCGGATATGCTGGAAAGCATAGTGTGCGTGGTAAGCCGAGGTAGACTTTAGATGACCTTAGTTTAGGTTGTCTTGGGTCTGCCTCGGCTTTTTTGTTATCTGAGTTTACAAGAGCGATGCCGTGAGCATCTTTACATCACGCAGACGTCTAAAAAATATGAAATACTGGGTTATTACTTAGTAGTGGAAATCCAGCTTGGTGGAAGAAAGGGTGAAGTTCCAAGGAGATTCTGATGATAAATAGAACATATACAGTATGCACAAAAAAACGACTTGATTCTGAACTATATGACAAAATTTTCCAGAGCCTATTTACGGACGGAATTATATCTGATATAATCAAATTTACCACAAATTGTGGAAAAGTTTGATTATATAAATATATCGAAATCGTAGTCATATAGGAGGTGTACTCAGAAAGATAGTTGATTGATGCCACAATGCTCACCAGATAATTGGGTGAGCGAACGGCGTACAAAGATTACATATTTAGTAAAATTAATTATTTATTTACTGTTGAATTGGCGGCATATTGCCGCAGGAAAATCTATTACTATAGTTTGAATTAAATAGTTTAAATTAATTTTTACTAATTTGTTGGGTCGAAGTGCGCTTGTTTGAGGTTGAAAAGTAACTATCAATCTGGTACATGCCGGTACATATAGATAAAAGAATCTGTAGACCGGAGTAAATAAAGAAACAAGTATTGTAGCATTCGATGCACTTGAATCTTTATTTGCTCCGGTCTTTTTGTCGTTTATGGACAGAAGGCGGAAGGGTACCATATTTGGTTAAGTACAAAGGAAATGGAGGTTGCCAATCCGGAGCAATTAAAAAAGTTATCTGAAAAAATGAATTAGACCGGAAAGAAACCTAGGTCGGATATAATCAAGTAAAAGTACGAAAGAGGAAGGAGGTGAGCAGCATGGTCGATATTCACAGCGAAGAATATATATTGGGTCAGAATATAAGAAAGTACCGATTGCGGCTGGGATGGTCGCAGGCAGATTTGAGCAATGCGGTGGATATTGACCGAGCTGACATCTCCAAGTATGAGAAT